CATACCTGTATTACCCATACCTGAACTATAAACGCTGGGATTAATTGTAAATACTTGATTTGCTTGAGCAAATAAACAAGTAGATAATAGTAGTGTGATTAAATATCTCATTTGATTACCGTAAATTTCTTTGATTTAATTTTATTATCTGTTTCTAATACAAATAAGTAAATCCCAGGTTTTAAAGTTTCATAACCTAAGAATACTGATACTCCAGGTAGCCAGATATTAGGACTGTTTGTAAAGTCAAAGGTATGAATACCCGTTGATATTTGTTCATCCAATACAACCCCTATTAATTGACCTACAGGGTTATATATACTAATCTTAGCGTTACCCGATTGTTCCATAAAGAATTGAAAATTGGTTGATTGAGCAAACGGATTTGGATAGATATACGTTATATCATCTTCTTCTGGTTTACCGCCGCCAAACGCCCAATACTTGTTCCAAACCATTATTGTACCGTCTTGTCTTTGCATTAATAAATCATCTCCGTTAGGATTACCCGCATTTGCTTTACCTACAAAGGTTAAATCTGCTTCAGTCCATTCAGCATCTGGGAAATCTGCTGTAAATACTAATTCTAGTCCAATCATCTCTTCTGTTATATAATATGATTGTGGTGCATTGTTCGGTGAATTGTCTAATCCCCCAAAGCTAACTGTTTTATACCCAAGGTCATCAACTTCACTTTCATTTAAGTAAGTTAACCAAGGACCAGGTAATAGCCCTGTTTGAGCATCTATAAATTGTAATTCGTTTGTATTGTATTTAAACTCAAATTCAAATCCTGCAACATTAACTGGAATACCCTCCTCGTTTAATTGAGGCGCTATAGTTAATGGTACTACAACTTGATTACCTGATTGAACTTTTACAGTAGAATCAGCTGGCAAAGATAACAATACATCAGGATTAGTTAAAAAGTCTTTTAAGTTTCTATCTGTTGTTCTAGCCCAGCCTGTTGGAGGAGTCCCACTACCCCAGCGATAATAAGTAGTACCGTTTAAGGTTTGTAAACCATCTCCGCCTTGTTCTATAACTCTTGTTCCAGATAAATTCATATCTCCTGTAAAATATGCAGCTACTGGGTCTGCTGTGTAATCAGGGTTTACATCATTTTGAAAAGCTGAAGTACCAGCCCCTATACTTACTTGTAAAGTATCAAGACCCGTTTGAACATCATCCATAAGGGGATTTAAAATTTCAACTTGACCTTGATTAAGAGTTTCGGTCTCTTGGTCTAAATCATTATCCCAAAATACTGTAAATTCTCTTCTTTGTGGATATGATACTCCTCTTAATGTTTGATAATAACTAAGTGTTTCTGCATTTCCATTTGCTTTAAGGTTATCAATACTTGACCATTGTTGGTAAGTATTTCCATTAGCATGAGTATATTCTGTATCAAATACGCCACTTACATAAGCCCATAAGAAATAGGTATCGTTTAATTGAAATACATCATCTCCATCAACATCTCCAATTAGATAACCACTAGGGGATTCTATATCAATACTAGTAGAATTTTTATATTTAGCCGATTGAAAGTTAAAAGAAGCAATAGCATCATTAATATTAGTAATAGCCCCTCTATCTAGCTCCAGAGGATCATGAGTAGCAATATAGTCATCAGCATCTGGAGGCCAGAATGATACGCGATAAGTATTATTTCTTGGTAAAGCTATATTATAATAGCCCTTGTCATCTGTATAAGTAAAGTCCCAATAAGAGATGTCTTTAAAGCCCGTACCATTAATAGCTTGGTCACTTGCTCCCACTTCAGAATTATCATTAAATTTGTAATGATAGAATGTAGTAGTGTTATCACCAATAACATCATCAGATAAATCTTCATCAGCTGTATTACTATCATCAGCTATGGTTTCAATATTATACCAAGTAGGATATGGTGTAGCAGTTCCATTTCCATCTGTATCGGGATTATTTTCATCTAGTTCAAATACAACCTTCCAATAAGGATAATCATTTTGAACAAATTCTCCAGCATCTTGTTGGCCATCGCCATCAGCATCTATGAATTCTCCTATGTATCTTCCGAATCCTTCAATATCAGCAAGTTTGGGATGTAATGTCATATCTCCTCTTGCCCCACCGTTATTTGTTGCGTCTGTTCCCCAATTTCCATCAATATAAACCTTATAGTCTAGTAGGTATTCATCACTTACATAGGTGTAATAACCCGAGCCACCACCATATAATGTTGGGATTCTAAATGAATGGGTCTGATAATTATCGACTACATCATTTACTTTAAAATATAATTTAATTAATTGAGCTTGATTACCACTCCCACTACCAAATGTTTTATCCGGTACACCGTCGCTATTAGCATCGTTACCATGAGATACCATAGTAATTCTTAACCAATCATAATCTTGAGATGAAGCTGAAGTCTCATTACCACTACTTTGAATAGTATCAGTATAGCCTACATTTGAATAGTAAGTTACTTCATAAGAAAAATCGGTTGAATTGTTTGATGTTTCATCGCCTTCAGTCCAAGCGGTTATATGACTACCCTCTACAACTTTTGAATGTCCAGCTTGATAAGCATTGATAGCAGTCTCTCCCGATTCTACCCAAGTATAAATATCATTATCAAAAGCAATATCAAATCTAAATGCAGTAATGTGCTGACCGACATCATCAAGTGTAACTTCTATTTCTATAATGTTATCTCGCCATATATCAAAGTTATTATTCTTATATGCGGGAGTTGAAGGATCTTCAGCTAAAAAGGTTTGTAATTGTTGTGTTGTCTGGTCTTTCCACCAAAGCTTTGGTGTATCCCAGCTACCTAATTGCTTAACGCGAACAATGGGTGATTGCCCAAATAGAAGCGCAGAACTTATAATAAATAGGATAGTGCTAGTTAATAGTTTCTTCACTTACCATTTAACCTTGTCTGACCAGTAAGCTGCTGACATCTTACCTTTTTTGATATTTCTTCCGTGGCGAGCTTTAAAAGATTTTCTTTTCATCTTCATTCTTTTAGATTCACCCGATTTAGGTTTACCAGCAGTACTTGCACCTTGTTGGCCAAATCGTATAGTTTTTACTTTATCTCCCACTTTTGCGACTACAATATGAGATTTTTTTGCATGACTGGGTGTACGCTTAGGTTTATTGAAACCCGCAACTCCAGCTCTAGCTAGTCTTGAGTCTTTTTTTGTCGCCATTATTTCTTCCTTGTATGTGTTTTAGCAACAGGTAAATTCATTGTTAGTGAAGAACCTGCATGTTTTTTAAATTTACCGGTATGCTTCATTAAGGCCACTTTTCCTTTTGGGCCTTTCATAAAATGGTATCCTTTTGGGGCTTTTACTTTCATAATAGTATAGTAAATATAAACAACTTGCTTTAACCCTCTCCAGGATTTCTTAGGACATTAAGCAGATTTTTTAACCTTCTCTATAGACCTACCAGCAAAATAAGCGCCATAGACTACCATGAGTAGGGTTTGGTATACCGGGACGTATGCAGCACTAATTTTAAATTCCCCGATGTTACCATCAAAAAAGCTTAAAAATACAAATACTACAGTTAAAAATACTAAGGTTAGTGGTCGAATGTTTTTTGCTAACCAGGAACCATGTTTCATATCAGCTTCCCACCTTGCACTTACTTGCTCTTGAGCTTTCTGTTCTGCGTTAGCTAATAATGTTTCTAACTTTAGTTTTGCTTCAGCTTTTTCTTCACCTGAGGTGTGGAGGTTATCAATGATACCTCCCACGTCTTTTAAAATTCCACCTGATAATAAATCCATTAATTTAGGCATTTGTTTCTCCTTCTTCGTCATAGCTATCATCCATTGTAGCCAATATTAAATTTCTTAATTTTACATCGTGAGTTACATCAAATGCATATAGATTTTTCTGACCATTTAATTTCATAGTTACTATCATTTGTTCTACTAATCCATCGAGATCATCTGAGGCCTCTTTAGCCTCGTCAACATACATACTTTTAATCTTTTCCATTTTCTTCTTTTCCTTTCGGAGCCGCTTCGGGTTCTGCTTGAGGTTCTTCACCAATCATTGCTTGTAATTCATGTTTCCAATTATACCCAGCTCTTTTTGCGAGGGTAGCGGAGGAAACAATACCTAATGATTTATGTATTTGCATAACTTTTGCTTGAGCTTCCATGTCTTCTTTTATTATTTCAGGGAATTCTAATGACATTGGAATATCAACCGTATTAACGGGTTTCATTGTAACTTTTTTTCCACCTATCATTTTTTGAGCTTGTTCTATTACGTATTCTGAATCTTTACCTTCATGAATCATAGTATTAATTTCTGACATAACACTAATCAAACTCTCTTGAGCGTATTCAGGTACTCTAACAGTCTTTGGTAATTGACCTGCCTTAACAGCTTGTTTTAAAACTTCTCTATACATAGTTTCAAAAGCTTCACCAAAGAATTCTTGTTTTCCTCTAATGTATTGACTGAATGGTGTATCAGCTTTTCTTATTGAAGCATATACGTTTTGGTCAGCCCTTTGATTTAAGATGTGAATTGGTAAGCTTGTTCCAGCTCCAATTGTGTATAAAATACCCAATCCATCTTCTTTAGCATCATCAGCTGCAATTTGAGGTTTTTCAATTCTGTATTTAACATTTTCAGTTTCAACAAGCATAACCCCTCCTGCAGGAGCTCTTCTTTGTCTTTCTGTTGTTTCTGGCATACGGCCTGATATTTCTTTTACCCATACAACTTTAGAACGTTCATGGTTTAATCTTATTCTATCCATTAACCAGTCTTCATAATATTTTAAATGTCTCATAACGGGTTGTAAAGGTACTCTACCTCTTATTTCGGTATCAATACCAAATTTGATAAATTGTACTGCTGGGTTTTTAGCTAATGTATTTTTAGATTTATATCCTCTTACTTCTCCGAAAGAAGCAGTTGCTAAATCTTCATAACCAATATCTTTAACCCATAAGTCTTTTTTATAAGATTGTTGAGTACCTGTAGGAGTATAATCATAGTCCCAGTGATAAGCTAATTTAGTTTCAATATCTCCTGGATGAGATTCTACATCTTTGATTTCTTGAGGTCTAATACGTCTAACTTTAATTTCACCTGAGATTGGATTTACATAATAACCGATAAATAATTCACCTTCCATAAACATCATACGAACAAAGTCTTTTTCTCTTTTAATCATATCATTGTTATATCTGAATTGATTTAATATGTTCTCAACCTTTTTATTTTCAACTTCTATCTTTATTCCACCACCAATTGTGTAATGTGTCCAGTTTTCAATAATAGAACGACAATGTGGGTCATTAAAGTATTTGTATAATACAGCTTCTTGCATTTGCTGTAATTCAGAAGTGGTTTGACTATATCTCATGTTTGGGTAAGAACTACCAAAGAAACTATAGCCTCCTAAAAATCTTTCCATTAATCGTTGAGTCTTACTTTCCTTAGCTTTTGGACTTTTCATTTTAGGTTGTTCATGCTCATACAAAAAGAAATTATCTTGTGGATGATCATCAATATAATTATCTTCAAAAGGTTGTGAAGTATCTACATCTTTTAATCGCCATTTCTTTTCTTCTTGAATGCCATCCTCTGCTGCTTGAGCTGTTCTAGCTTCAACCTCTTTACGGCTATAAGGCCGTATATCATTCCATAAATCTTTTAATTTACCCATTATTCATTTCTCCTAGTTTTTAATATTATACATGTATGAATCATCAAAGCCTAATTCATCTCCATAGTCGTCACTTAATCCTTTATTCATATTCTCTTCAGCATTTGTATATTCTCTTTCATTATTAACAAGATTATATATACTACCTGCCATACTCTGTAAAAGGTCAATAGTACCTCGTGGCTTGTGATCCACTTTATTTTTCTTATAATCAATCTCAGCCCCAATTGCTTCTTTCTTCCAATACTCATGGGCTGGAATTGAAAGTCTATTATCATATAATGCATCTTTTAAAGCTTGCATCGCAGCCATAGTTTGACCTTCAGTACTTTTCCTAGATAAACCATCGCCTGTGTTAGAACGTTTATCTAATATTAATTTAGTAGAAGTTCTATCAATTGATAGTCTACCTACTTTAAATCCTTGATTCCTTAAAATTTGAATTGAATCCACTGATTGGAATCCATCAAAAGTAATTAAACCTAAATAAAAACCCATTTGTTGAATTTGATATACGATTTCTCGGATATCACTTAATAATATTTCTTCACCTTTTCCCGCAGATACTCTTCCTAAAAAATCAAATCTTACATGAGGCAATCTTACATTAGCCATTTTAGTACCAAAAGCTTCAATTTCAACTTGTTGTCTTTCAACAAAATGCGAAGCATGACACATTGAAATTCCCACAGCATCTTTTCGTAATCCCAAGTCAATATGCATATAACGAGTATATCCTCCAGTAGCAGGTGATGGTCCAAATCCGGGCTTAAAAGCTCTCTTGTCTTCAAGGAAAGGATTTTCATGAGAAGCCCTGTCTACCATTTCTACCTTACTTCTATCTTTAATAAAAGGTCGAGTAGACTCAGTAGGAATACAAGCTATATCCCTTAAGAAATTTTCAGGATCTCTTAAGAAATTTGCTTTTAATTCCAGTGGTACTTTTATCTTAGCCATCTATGCTCCAAAAAACATTAATAATACTTTACGTTTACCCTTATGGGTAGTTGCTTTATGCAATACAGGATGATTATCTGCTGCTGCCCCATAAATACAGCCTTTTAAATAATGGTCTTCAACTTTTACTTCTGTATCACCTGCTTTAAAATATAAGTCTCCTCCTGTAAAATCTTCTGGATCACTAATTAAAATAGAGCTACCATACCTACACCAGCTCATGTGATTATCTAACAATATTCCGTTCTCTTCAACACAACCATCATAATGCCAATCATGACCCGCTGCTTTGGTTTCAATCACCCAATAACTTGGTTCAGCAAATTGTAAAGGTTGGAATGTGCAAACCTTATAAGTATCAGCTATCTTTTTAATAATAGGGTTAGACTTAAAATCATGACTACGTTTATTAACAGTCTTAAGTTGTTGTAATTCTTTAGCTTCTGCTTCAGATAAAATATTCTCTATTTGAATCATGCTTCAGCCCCCGTTTCATCATTTAAATATTGGGGAACTTCTAAATAATCAATGATATTTAATATAGCTTGTAAGTAACTTACATCGTGAGGCTCATTAATTTGTTTTAAATTTATAGGGAGTTTCTCTCTAAATTCTTTTAAAACTTTAATAGTATCATCAAGTCTTAATCCTAGTTCTTCAGGATCATAAGTATAAATCTCTTTTATTGTGTCTTTGCTCATACTTCTAAAGCTCTCCTGAACCAGCCAAACAAGAATCTCTCTTGTTCCGGTCTTCTATCTATAATACTCATATAATGTTTTACTCGATAGCATCTTACCCTCTCAAGTTCAACCTCTTCTAAGGCTTTACGAGTAGTTGGCCCGACTGCCCCGTCAATTTCAAGTCTCATTGATTCATCATTTTTACCATTTGCTGCTCTTTGAACAACCTTAGCAGCATTACCATAACCCATATTTAGGACCATATCAAAATAGACATATCTTAAATTCTCGGGCATTTTTTCAATCTTATAACGATCCCAATAACCATCTTTATAAATCTCTTTAGCCTCTTCACGAGTTAGATTTTTAATATCTACATCGGGGTAAGCTTTCTTACTAATTCCAAAATTAGTTTCTCCACCTAGATCATTGGGGTCATTTACATAACCGCCTTCATGTTCTAAAACTTTATCAATGCAATCTTCAAATTTCATAGTAACTCCTTAATAGCCAAATATTTTAATTAGTCGGATTAATATTTCAACATCCGCTTTAGCCCGATGTTGCCCTTTAAACCTAAATCCAAAATACTTTGAAACCTCCACTAAACGATAAGACTTTAAATTGGGTCTCTTTCTTTTCATAAATTTTAAGTAATCTACGAATCGTAAGCAAGATAATCTTCTATCATTCCAGGCCAGAAAACGTTTATCAAACGAAGAATTATAAGCTATAATACGTTTATTTTTCAGGAAATGGTATAAATCCTCTTTTATTTCACTAAAAGTGGGGGCATTTATAAAGTCACTTTCTTTTAATCCCGTTAACCTGGTTATGGGTGCGGGAATACCTCTGTTAGGTTTTACAAGGGTTGAAAATTCTTCTTCTATTTTACCACGCCAATATCTTACAGCATGTATTTCTATAATTGAATCTTTCTTTGGATTGAAACCCGTTGTTTCAAGGTCAAGTATAATCACACCCGGTGAGAGCATTATTTTACTTCTTCAATAATTTCTAGACTATCAGTATCAATTACAAAGTATTTATTCATATCAAAATACTTTGAACCTTTTGCTTCCCATAAGCTTCGGCTTCTAATAAACATATTTAATTTTTCAATACCGACTGCTTTACCTTCTTTGATTTTACGTTCAAGGAAAGAGTCTGGATATCTAGGAGAACTAATCAATACAATAACACCTGGTATACTACCATGCCTCATGAAACGAGAAGTCATACGATTCATAACTGCATTGTACATTTCTTCTCCAGCATCATACATATCATCATTTGATTTTTTAGAATCTTCAGTTACTTCAAGAAAATTAGCTTCATCAATAACTGCAGAATATACATTATAACCTAAAGCGGATAGAGCAGAACTAGTACCAGCATAAATACAAGTTTTATTCCTATCTATTCTTATCTCTCTACTGAACTTCGGGTTAGCAGGAAAATAGTCCTTATTAAATCCGGACTGGAAGCGCTCCCAACAATAAGTAAATACAACTCTTCGGGATTGTACTTCGGATCTTGATAATAGCATAATACAAATGACACTGTTATCGGCTAACCCATAGGCCTGCTGTGGATTCTTGTGCATACACATTTCAAACCACAACAACCATAATATGATTGAAGACTTAAAAGATTTACCAGCTCCAATAGCTTCTAAAAATATTGCAAGGTTTACTTGCCTATTTTTTCTATCATTCCATAAGTCTACAACATCGTTATAAACTGAATCAAACATTTTACCTTCTAACCCTAAGAAATAAGGATCATTAAGTAATGTTTCAATTGGTATATCTTTAAACTGTTTGATGGTTTCATCATTCCAATCATAAAGGGCTCCGCCTTCTTGATTATCATAATCACTTATCCATCTTTCAGCTTCATTTAATAATGGATCTTTATTTGGATCGTTATTCATCTTTTAAGTCCGCTTCTAATATATCACTTTCTTTTTTATAATCAAATTCTTTACCCACAATTCTACCCTGTGTTTTGAAAGGTACAATAACATCATCCATGATTTCTGTTAAAATACGTTTACCCACATTCTTGGCAGCGTTTTGCATAATGATTTTGAATATCTGGTCTACAAATGCTTTAACAGTTGTAGTATCAAGACTAACTTCTTTTTTAAGTTTAGGCCTTAATTCTTTTGCTTTAACAATCTTATCTGTTATCTTCATAACCAATTCAATATCCTGATTAGTTAAGTAACCCTCCTCAGGGTTTTCTAAATCTCTTCTTCGTTGCATAACATAAGATACCAAAGCATACATACCTTTTATATCCTCATCTACTGAGGTTAAATGTTTTTCTTCTATGATTTGAGCATTTTCAAAATACTCCATAAGATTAGCAGGCAATCCTGCTTGTCTGTTTAAGTCTTGCCATAAACCGGTATTGTTCGGGTTAGTTATTTGACGGTCATGATAGGTACATTGTCCGTATCCCGGATGATCAGTACCATCACCCGAAAGTTTTAAACATACATAACCCTCAGGCATTGAATTTCGTTGAGTCCCGCAAATACGTCGGGTACGTTGATTATTCTCTCCTACTAAATAGACTTCGTATGGTGATACTTTATCTATTTTTGGTTTAGTAGAATTAGCCAACTGACCCGCTTTTTTAACGGTGTTCTCAAGCTGCTTTTTCTTATCCAAAGTAACTCCTTATTTTTTCTTCTTACGCCTTACTACTTTTTTCTTTTTACGTATTGGCGTAGTTTTATATTTTTTACGTGTAGGGAATTGTGATGAGTTAACTGCCATAGCTATTTCCTAAGTGTATTATATAATAACATATTGATAATAAAATAGACATCTAAATCCTCAATATCAATTTATTCCGATATCTCGCTGTGTACTAATACACCACCTGCATAAAAGTTATTGTTTTTTGTTAGTATTGTATATGTCTGTTGAGAATCAGGGCTTAACAAATATTTTTCAAGTACTTTTATGGAATCCATAAATCTAATTCTATCGCCCTTTTGGATTGCTACTGCATCTAGATCATATAATTCTTTTGCTTTTGCAGGATCTAAACAAACCATAGTTCCATCCTCTTTATAGATAGGGTGGTCTTTAGTAATTGATAACCCTCTATTGACAGTAACTGTAGTTCCGTGCTTATAAATGACATCTTCGGCATCTTCAAATCTGTATACAACTAAATCATTATGTGTAGGTGTTTCTATTTTTAATATGTCTACTTCTTCAACAGAATTAGTTGAAAAATTATAAGACATTACTTTATCTCCAACGCTTAACCCACTTATGTGTTGATAAGAATCTATACAATTAACGGGTACTGCTTCACTTACACAGAATCCGCCAAAACTTGATACACTTGTTGCTGTAGTCATTGTGGTGTTTGTTGTACCATTATTAGTAATAGAAAGCGTACCAGCTGTAGTCTCTGTTAAAGACCCGTGTGGTAAAAATGCAAATCTTAAGTACATAGTAACACTACCGCTAAATGCAACACTACCTAAAGCACTCGTCACAGTTATAGCTTGATAACCACTACCACTATTTCCTGTTCCACTTGTTCCTGGGTCACCACTGTTTGAACAAGCTATAGTCAAACCTCCTCTACGAGTTCCCGAAGTAACACTTTCCCCATGTGTCATTGTTCCACTTGCATCAGATAAAGCACTTGTAGTAACAGCATGATATGCCCTTGAATCTCCTGGGCTTAATCCAACAAATCTAATTGTTGTATCACTAAAAGTACCAAAAGTAGTACTAGCAGCTGATGCACTGTGATTGTAACTATAGAACTCAGTCATTGCATGAGGGGCACTACCATCAGGTCTATCCCCACTTGCATTAGCAGTATTAATAGTTGCAATAGTTCCGTCAGATGCTTCTTTTAAAGATATAGAGCCTGAGTCTCCAAGCTCCGTTCTTATTTGACTCATTGAAATTTGGCCTGATGCAGTCAGTGTCATTTATTATTTCTTTCTTCTTGACATAGTTTGTCTAGCCTTTTTTGCTAAATCTGCATCTGCTTTACCCCAAGTAGTCGGTGACTTAGTTGCAAAGCTATGAACTCTAGCCATTGCCCATGCAGCTTGTGAAGCTCCAGGTCTATGACCCGTTCTATAAGCAGCTTGACCTCTTTTATATACCTTAGTTAAAATACCTTTTGGTATACCAGTCTTTTTAGCAACTTTTGCTATTGATGAGCTATGTCCACCTTTTGTCTTAGTAGCCATTATTTCTTCTTTTTTTTCTTTAATATTGCTTTTTGTAAAGCCATTGGTAATTTCTTTTGAGCAGGGGTTAAACCCTTAGCTTTTGGCTTAGCTTTAGCAGTTATCTTTTTTACCATTGAACCATATCCTGCTTTTACTCTTTTCTTTTTAGCAGGCTTTTTCTTTCCGTGATATCCAGGCATTATTTTCTCCGTTTTCTGTTAGTGGTTTTTTTCTTCTTAGTACCATACATTTTATTATACTTCTTAGTGTACTTACTAGTTTTTGTTTTACGGGGTTTACCCGTTTTCGGATCCATATCAGTTGCAAAATAATCATAAGCTGAAGGATCTGAAGATTTAGTTTTACGGCCCTTTGTAATCTCTCTTTTCTTTTTAGCTTTATCTTTTTTAGATAAACCCGAAAGATAACGTTTCTCTAACTTACCGCCTTTTTTTAATACTCTCTTTTTCTTTGCCTTAGGCATTATCTATACCTCGGTCTTTGAATTCCTGGATTTTTTAATTTCCATTTTTTATGCTGATTAGCCGTTCTACCCTCATGGGCCCACTTCTTATTTAAAGTTTGCCTCTTTTGTTTTCTTGATTTTGCTTCTCTATTCGGCATGTTAAAAATTATGAATTAACATCCCTAAAAACAATGTTTAATCCCCATGCCATACAGATAACTTTCGTTCTAATTCTTTTATAGCTTCAATTAATAAAGGTACAAGCTTAGCATAATTTAAAGTTTTATAACCATGACCAATTGGTGCATCTTGGATAACTTCGGGTAATATCTTTTCAACTTCTTCAGCATTCAAGCCAACTTGCATATCTTCATTTTCATAGCCCAAGGCTTTTGCAACATCATTTTCTTTCCAATAATATCCATTAAGCTGAGATACTTTAGCTAATGCATTTTTAATAGTACCGTGAAAATCTTTTAAGCGTGGGTCAGAATAGTAAGCAACAATATCATTAGTAGCCCTTATAAGCCCTGTTGTACCCGGAGCACCAGTTCCAACTCCCAAACTATTAACTTGAGCATTAGACCCTGTACTAAAGCCTCCTGTTGGTCCCGTAGGACCTGTTGGTCCTGTACCGCCTGATGGTCCTGTTGGTCCTGTACCGCCTGTACTTCCTCCAGCTCCTTTTTGTCCTTTAGCTCCTGCTGATCCTCCTGAACCTGTTGGTCCAATAGGACCTTCTACTGCTGAAGCTGCCCCTTTTTGTCCTTTTGCTCCTGCTGGTCCTGTACCTCCTGATGGTCCTGTTGGTCCTGTACCTCCTGATGGTCCTGTTGGTCCTGTACCTCCTGATGGTCCTG